AAGACCATTGCCCTCGAGCTGTTGCAGCAGGTTGAGTCCGACCTGCTTTCGCGGAAGGAGTGGGAAGACGATCTCGCCCGGGGCTACAAGCTGCTCGGGCTTGAGTACGAGGACCGGGACTTTCCTTTCGAGGGGTCTTCCGGTGTGTACCACAGCCTGCTGATGGAAGCTGTGGTCCAGTTCCAGGCCAATGCTTTCAAGGAACTCTTGCCTGCGGCCGGTCCGGCACGCACTGCGGTCATGGGGGCCAAGACCCCCGAGAAGCTGGCGCGTGCCGAGCGGATCAAGGAGTACATGAACCTCCTGATGACCGACACGATGGACGAGTACGGCCCGGTCATGGACCGGCTCCTGATGTGGCTTCCGGTCAAGGGGTCCTCCTTCAAGAAGATCTTCTACGACCGCATGCTTGGTCGCCCCCGGAGCAGCTATGTCCCTGCCGACGATCTGATCGTCCCCTACAATACCGAGAACCTGTCGACTGCGGTGCGGATCACACATCGCTACCGTGAAAGCCTGTCGACGCTCGAACGGCGACAGGCGGCCGGGGAACTGCGCGCGGTGAACCTCTCCGAGATCGGCGGAAATCCCGAAGATCGGTCTCCGGTGCGGGAACAGGAGGACAAGCTGTCCGGGGCTGAGCCCCCTGTCGACAGCGAAGATCGCCTGCTCTACGAGATCCACGTTCATCTCAACCTTCCCGGCGACGAGCAGGTGGTTGAGGGCCCGACCGGCGCGTCCTACATGCCCGCGCCCTATGTCGTTCTCGTCGACACGACGTCGCAGGAGATCCTGTCGATCCAGCGCAACTGGGCCGAGGACGATCCGCGGCGCAACCGGATCGACTGGTTCGCCCATTACCTCTTCATGCCCGGGACGGGGTTCTACGGTTTCAGCCTGCTGCATTTGCTGGGGGGCCTGTCGAAGGCATCGACGGGCATTCTGCGGCAGCTGATCGACTCGGGGACCCTTGCCAACCTGCAGGGCGGCTTCAAGGCACGGGGCATGAACATCCGTGACCCGGAAAAGCCCATTGCGCCCGGGGAGTTCCGCGATGTCGACGTGGCCGGCGGCAGTGTCCGGGACGCCATCCTTCCCTTGCCCTACAAGGAGCCGTCGCAGACCCTCGTCCAGCTCCTGGGCTTTCTGGCCTCCGACGGGCGGCGCTTCACCACCCTCATCGACGACAATCTGGCTGCGGCCAACAAGGAGACCCCGACTGGCACGACGATGGCGCTGCTCGAGCGTGGCCTGAAGGTCATGTCGGCAATCCATCGCCGACTCTACGGTGCGATGCGGCTCGAGTTCCGGCTTCTTCGCCGGGTCGTGAGGGAGAACCTGCCGGAGGCGTATCCCTATACCGTTGCCGGTCAGGAGCCGACGATCGTTCGCGAGGACTTTTCCGACGATCTCGAGATCATCCCGGTCGCCGACCCGGACATCTTCTCCATGGCGCAGCGGATCACCCTTGCGCAGACCCAGCTCCAGTTGGCGCAGGCAGCGCCCGAGCTGCACGATCTGCGCGAGGCATACCGCCGGATGTACGAGGCGCTGGGCACGGAGGACATCGAGGCGCTTCTGCCTCCGGCCCCGGAGCCGAAGCCTCTCGACCCTGCGATGGAGGCCGGCCTTCTCCTTCTGTCGCAGATCCCGCAGGCGTTCCCGCAGCAGGACCACGAAGCGCATATTGCGGCCCATCTTGCCCTTTACGACCTGTGGGTCGTGGGGTCAACGCCTCCGGTCATGGGGGCCATCGTCGGGCATGTCTTGCAGCACTTGTCCTTCATGGCGCGGATGATGGTCGATGCCCAGCTGGCCGAGCAGGGGGCCAACCAGGACCCTGCCGCCGCAGCCATGATGGCTATGCAGCAGGGCGCGTCGATCGAGCAGGCCATGCAGCAGCAACCCAAGATGCCGCCCGAAGAGGTCGAGAAGATGGTCGACCAGCTGACCATGCAGCTTCTGGTCGAACTGGCGCCGCAGCTGTCGCCGCCCCCGCCCGATGACCCGCTCGTGCAGGTCCGGAAGCAGGAGCTGCAGGTGGCCATGGCCAAGGTCGCAAGTGACGCTGCGGACAAGGCCGAACGGCAAAGGCTCGAGCAGGAGCGGCTTGCCGAGCTGGCCCGTCAGGCGCAGGAGCGGATCGCTGTTGCCAACGCCACGAACCGGACCCGGGCGGACGTGAACCGCGAACGCATCGCGGTGCAGGAGAACATCGCGCGCGAGCGGCTGCAGCTCGAGCGCATGCGTCTTGACCAGCAGATGGCCATCGCGCGAATCAACGCATACCGTGCGGGTAGGAGTGGCACATGAAGACCGTTGAGTTCAGAAACCATCTGTGCAAGATAATCGACACGCGGGTCGAGGAGCTCAAGGAGTCCCTTGCCTGCGGGCTGGCCAAGGATCATGGCGCCTATCTCTCTGTCGTGGGGCAAGTGCAGGCGCTCAGGCAGGTCAAGACCTACATGATGTCCGAGGCCTTGAAGAAGACGCTCGGACCTGATGCTAAAGAGGACGACACAGATGTTTGAAGTCGCAGACCCGCGACGCTTTCAATCAAAGGAACGGGTCCTGCCGCAGATGCCCAGCGAGGATGACCCCGTCGACCCTGCTGTGGAGGCCTTGCCGCTGGTGGACAGGCTGCCGCAGCCGACCGGCTGGCGCATCCTTGTCATGCCCTACGAAGGGCGGTCGAAGACCAAGGGTGGTCTGATCGTGCCGGATGCCGTTCGGGAGCGAGAAGCCATTGCCACGGTCGTGGCCCTCGTCCTCAAGATCGGACCACTGGCCTACAAGGATCCCGACAAGTTCGGGCCTCCGGATCCCGCGACCGGACTCCCTGTGCCCTGGTGCAAGGAAAACCAGTGGGTCTGCATCGGCCGCTACGCCGGTTCGAGATTCCGCCTCGAGGACGGCGAAGTTCGCATCATCAATGACGACGAGGTTGTGGCCGTGATCCGCGACCCTCGCGACATTGTCCATGTCTAGGGAGACCGGAATGAACGACCAGATGCCTGCCACACCCGGAGAAGAAGAGGTCGAACTCGAGCTGGAGGACGAAGTTCCTTCCGAAGAGGACGGCTCCGCAGCACCCGCAGCACCCGCAGAACCCGCAGCTTCTGTCTCCGACATCGACAACATCGACCTGGGCGCCTTGCCCGCGTCGACACGCGGACAGATCGAGGCGCTCTTGCGGCGTCAGCGGGAGGAGGCCGCTGCCCGTTTGCGCGCCGAGCAGGATCTCTTTCGGATGGAGCAGGCCCTCCAGCAGGCGCGCGCCGAGCAATTTCGCCTGCGGACGCAGACCGAGCAGCTGGATGCGGCGGTTGTGCAGCAACACAAGGCGCGCATCGAGGCCGAGCAGTCCCGCCTGAGGGACGAGCTTGCCCGAGCCGTGGACGATGCCGACGCGAAGGCCCAGTTCGAGATTGCCCAGAGGATCAGCCGGCTCGAGATCGACGCCGAGCGTGTGCGGCTGGCCGAGAGCCGGCTTGCCCGTCAGGCTCAGGCCCAGACCATGGCTCGGGAACCCGTTTCCGCCCCGGCACAGCCCGAGGCCCGTCCTGCCGTCGACCCCAAGGCGCGGGACTGGGCTCTCAGGAACAAGTGGTTCGGAGAGGATCCCATCCTGACGAGTGTCGCCTACGGAATCCATTACCAACTGGTGAACGAAGGCATCTCGCCGACGAGCGACACCTACTACCAGGAACTCGACAAGAGGATTCAACCCTTTACCGAGGCCCGTATGACCAAGCCGTCTGCGCCTGCACCTCGACCCACCCTGGCGTCCGGGGGAGCTTCGGCGTCCCTTGCCCCGTCGCGCGGCAAGAAGACCATCCGCCTGACTGCCCAGCAACAGCAGACCGCGCAGGCGCTTGGCGTCTCGCTGCAAGACTATGCCCGCGAACTCGCCCGACTGCAGAACGGAGGCTGAAATGGATCGTACCCCCCGCACCGAAAGCGGACGCGCGTCCGAAGCGCGCCGAAGGCCCTGGACCCCGCCGTCCTATCTCGATGCCCCTACTCCTCCGCCGGGCTGGACCTATCGCTGGGTTCGCGCGGGAGTGCGCGGCGAAGACGACAAGATGAATCTCAGCATGAGGTTTCGGGAGGGCTGGGAGCCGGTGAAAGCGTCGGAACACCCGAACTTCATCGGTGCCGTGATCGAGGAGGGTCGCTATGAGGGCGTCATTGGTTCCGGCGGCCTGATCCTCTGCAAGGCCCCGGTCGAGATGGTCGAGGAACGGCGGCGATACTACGAGGGGGAATCTCGCGCGCAATCGGAGGCCGTGGACGCCCAGATCGAGGAACATCGCCGCGCGGCCCAAGCCGAGGGCATGTCCATCCAGGTCGACAAGAGATCGCGCATCAGCGTCGGCCAGACCTGATTCCTCTGCCACACACCACGTCCAGGACGCATCGAAAGATGCGTCCTTGCATCTTGCGCAACAAATACGGACCTGCTAGCCATTTTCCCCACCAGCTGATTGGGCCTGCTCGAAGGAGGCAAGCACATGCCGAACATCAACGGCGCGTTCGGGCTACGGCCCCTCAACCGCCTCGGCTCGGGGTACTCGACCCTCGGCCTGACCGAGTATCGCATCGACCCCGCCAACACGAACGCAATCTACCAAGGCGCCCCCGTCATCCCGCTGTCGACCGGCCTGATCGACCGGGTTGGCGCTGCCAACGGCGGCACCGTTTCCCTGCTCGGCGCCTTCTGGGGTTGCGAGTATGTCTCTTCGTCGACCGGGGAGAAGGTCTACTCGAAACACTGGCCCGGGTCGGGCGCCAGCACCTCGTATCCGGTGAAAGCGTTCGTCTACGACGACCCGATGCAACTCTTCCTGATCGCAGCCGACGCCACGGTCACGAACGAGGCGACTGCTCGATCCCATGTGTTCGCCAACGCCAACTTCTCCGATGCCCAGACGGGAGTCGCGTCGACCGGCCTGTCGAGTGCGCGTCTGGCGGTGAGCACCATCGCGACCACCGCGGCCCTGCAGCTGCGGATCGTGGGCATCCAGGAGTCGGCCGACAACAGCGACTTCGCGGCGGCCGGCATCGGCTTCATCGTCCGGCTGAACAACCATTTCAACGCGCCGAACGGCTCCATCGCCGCCGGCACGGTGTCCACAACCGGCGTGTAAGGAGCAGGGATCATGGCAATTTCGCGGCAGCAACTCGCCAAGCAGCTCGAGCCGGGTCTCAACGCCCTGTTCGGCATGAACTACAAGACCTACGAGGCCCAGCACTCGGAGATCTTCGTGACCGAGACCTCGAACCGCGCGTTCGAGGAGGAGGTCATGCAGTCCGACTTCGGCGGCGCCCCGGTGAAGCCGGAAGGCCAGGCCCTTGCCTACGACACCGCGACCGAGGCGTACACGGCCCGCTACACCCACGAGACCATCGCTCTCGGGTTCGCGCTGACCGAGGAGAACGTGGAGGACAACCTCTACATGAACCTCGCCCGGCGCTACACCACGGCGCTGGCCCGGTCGATGGCGCACACCAAGCAGGTGAAGGCGGCGGCGGTTCTGAACAACGCCTTCTCCTCCGCCCATCCGGGCGGGGACGGTGTCTCGCTGCTCAACACGGCGCATCCCCTGGTCAGCGGCGGGACCTTTGCCAACCGGCCGACGGTGGGTGCGGACCTCAACGAGACCTCGCTGGAATCGGCGCTGATCGACATCGCGGGTTTCGTGGACGAGCGGGGCAAGCGGATCGCGCTGAGGGGCATGAAGCTCATCATCCCGCGTCAGCTGCAGTTCGTCGCCGAGCGTCTGATGGCCACGACGCTGCGCACCGGGACCTCGGACAACGACATCAACGCCATCCGGTCGATGGGCGCGATCCCGCAGGGCTACCGGGTCAACGACTTCCTGACCGATCCGGACGCCTGGTTCATCAAGACCGATGCGCCCCGGGGCATGATCCACTTCCAGCGGGTTCCCCTCAAGACCGGCATGGAGGGCGACTTCGACACCGGCAACATGCGCTACAAGGCGCGGGAACGCTATTCCTTCGGGTGGTCGGACCCCCGGGGAATGTACGGGTCGCCGGGGGCTTGACACCCCTCCGCCTCAGGAGACCTTGTGCCAAGAAAAGGGGC